GATGGGGAGGAGAAATACAGATTCCGGATCCGCCAGCCGTTCCCAGCCAGGCTTGCGCAGTTGATATCCAGCCGCTGGGTGACCGGGTTGGTTGCGGAACCGTTCAGATCCATGATTTTCGTAGAAGCATCCGGATCCATCTCCACATACGCCCCGGCTGTGCCTGCCGCTGTGCGCAGGTCTGCCAGGGTGCTTACGATATAGGGGGTTGCTTGTGTGCCGGTGCCGGTCATAGTATCACCTCACAATTTTGATACCGTCCGGGATCACGATGCGGCTCACCTGCTTGCCGGTGTAGCATGTCGCACCGATCTCCAGAACGGGCTTACTCTCTACAGTTTTAGGCGCAGCCAGGTGTGTGGCGGATCCAATGTAGTAATCCAGCCGCACGGCTGTGCCGTCCTCGATAATCGTATATACATAGTCCGCACCGGTGGTCTCCTCGATCTCCGGCACGTAGATCCCGGCGGACATGTCTGCCACAGCCTGGAGCGTCTGGGTGTTGCGGTACTGCCACCGGCAGTGCGTGACCACCATAGTTTCACCATCACCGCAGATATAACCTGTGTGTCTGATGGTGTCCCCCAGGTCAATGGACGGATCGCCGAACAGCTCCGCCTCCATTGGTCGGTACCGCATTTTCATAGCGTTCCTTGCGATATTCTCGATCACAGCATTTTTGTCGCTGATGAACCGCATGCAGGGGTTCTCAGGGAGCTCCAGCAGCTTGCCGCCATCTGGCTTGATCGGATACCGCAGCAGCATGGTCTCATCCAGCAGGTACTTTGTCACAATCATCTGCGCCCCGCCGATCTCCAGCATTTTATCATCCATACTGGTTTTCTTCCGGTTTGCCGTGTCGATCACCATATCCGGCACAGATTTTTGCACCAGTGAACGAATGTAAAGTTTACCGTCCCTGCCGATGGTGCCGAAGCCGCCCACCAGCTGGCACAGATACTTGAACAGATCCCGCCAGGTGGTGATGTACTCGGTATAGCTTTGGAACTGGGGCAAGTATGAAACCTGTAAATCCAAGTTCGCAAGAGAAGGATCAATTCCACCCCATTTCACACCGGCGTTGGAGCAACAGAACCGCATGCAGTCCGTGATATTGCCTATGTACGGCGTGAACCCGGTTGGGGTGTCGAATTTCATCATATTGTCGTATGCCTGGATGCTGATTGTCTCCCGGTCTTTGCGGACGGTATTGTTGTTGACCGTGTATTCGCCCAATGGAATGGATTCATACGTCCCATCCGGCAAAATCTGCTTGTAGGTCAGCTTGCAGGAACGTCCGAAATAGTAATCTGCAATGTGTTCGCTGTCCTTCAAGTCAAACCCCATCTCACCGATCACGCATGCTCCCAGTCCAACGTCGTTATCGTCCGACACGGCCTGGTTGTCGATATACAGCGTGCCTGACTGGATGTTGCTGTCCGACAACGCCATTGTACCCAGCGTTCCGGTCACCGTGCAGGATCGCACGGGGGCACGGATTGCCGCTCTATAGGCTTCCGATGTGTTGTACATATGTACCTCCTAGTATTCGATCAAATTAACAGACAGGTCCCACAGAGGTGGACTGGAGTCCGCCACAAGGCTCAGGGAGCGGTTCCCGGCATACATGGTGGCTGTTTTGTACCCCGTGTCTGTGGGGGCTCTGAATGTCGCAGAAAAGGACTTGGGATACAGCAGGCTTGTAACCATGTTCACCTGGGTGTCATTCAGCCGGCACGCCAGTGATATCTTTGCAATGTTCTGGCGGATCACATCCCTTGTCATGTAGCCGGATTCCGAACGGGTGGTATTCTCACTGTCCAGATCGGACATCTCCACCTTGTAGGAGGTAACGCCGGGAATGTCGATTCCACCAATACTGATCGTTGCCATGCCTTACCTCCTTAAACTCTTACAGCTTTGCCGTGCGTGTATGCAGCGCTGGCTCTGCCGATGGCGTTGCTGTCGATGCTGACAACTGTTTGCTTCTCCTTGATCGCCTCCAGGATCTCGCCCAGCAGTGCCAGAACCGCCGGGTCTGTGCTTCCAAGCATACTTGTCAGCTTGGACAGGGGTGCAATGACCTCCGGGTCTACGGATGCATTCCGGTTATCACCCACCATCGCAAGGGTGGGGGCAGTTGCCAGTCCGCCTGATGCAAGCTTGGGGATTTCGGGAATATCGATGTGACCAAGATCAAATCCAAAGCGACTTCCACCAATCTTCGGCACCCAATCCGGAATATCGAAACTCAATGTATTCAGCCCGTCAATAATAGAATTTACGGCGCTTTCAACAGCACCAGTCATCTTGTTGATTGATGAGATAATCAAGTTGATGGGGATTTTGACCACCGTTACCATGCCGTCCCAGACACTCTGAAACGCCTTCTTGATGCTATTCCATGCGCTCGACCAATTCCCGGCGAAGACGCTCGTAATGAATGAAATGATAGATTGCAAAACAGCTTTAACATTGGTAAACACCTCAGTAAATGTCTGCTTGAACCATCCACCAATACCGGTAAAAACGTCTTTTATTGTGTTCAGAATCTTTCTAAAGATCTTCTTGACCTTCTCAATTCCACCAGATACCGCATTGTACAGCCCCTGGATGATGTAGTCACCCATCTCCGCCATGACGGTGGATGGACTGTGGATGCCAAAGCACTTCTTGAATCCATCCAGAAACGGCTGAAAGATGTTGGTCTTGATCCACTGCCATGCATTCCCCAACGCATCCTTGATACCCTTCCACAGACCGCTGATCACACTGCCTCCGGCTTCTTCAATTTTCTTTGAGAAATAATCCTTGATACCCTTGATAGCCGCTTTCACACCAGTTAGTGCAAGGTTCCAACAGGTACCGATAATGCTGCCGATCAGTCGTGCAACTCTGCCGAGGATGCCGCTCCAATCAATACTGCTGATGAATGTGTAAATATCCTCGCCGATTGCCTGCCAGTCCACCGTCTCCAAGAAACCAATCAAGCTGTCAAGCAGCCCCGTGATCGCACCGGACAGGGTTTCTGCCGCCTTGCTCCAGTCGATACCTGCAAAGAATGCATTGACCGAATCCCCAAGACCGGAGCCGAACCCGGAAAAGTCAAAGGTGGTCACAAACGCATATGCGCTGTCGATAATGGCGGATAAGCCGGATGCCAGTGTGTCACCGATCAGAGCCCAGTCTGTTCCGCTGACCGCCGCATTGAGCCCCTCCGTCATGTCCTTGACGATGCCGCCCCAATCCGTGTTCTTAAAGAATGAATTGATCCCGGAGAAGATAGAGTTCACGCTTTCAGAGAATTTCCTCCCAAGATCCGTCCACGGGATGCCAGTCAGCACACTGGTGACCTTTTCGCCCAGGGTTTTACCTACGCCAGCCCAATCGCCGGAGAGAATGGAATCCTTCAGGCTCTTTGCCCAGTCCGGATACTCCGGCTCAGACATGTCCAGCGACGAATAATCGATTCCACCGCTGTCAGAACTGCTTTCATCGTCCTTGCCGCTGGAAAGCGTGTTGATCTCATCGATACCGGCCAGGGACTGCTTTGCTTTCTTTGCCTCCGCAGACGTGCCCTTCAGCTTCTTGGTGGCTTGCGCCGCCTGCTGATAGGTCTGACCGAACAGACTGGCGATAAATCCAGCCACATACTTGGATACGGTGGCAACGCCCTGCATGAGCTTGGTCAGAATGGGCATCACCGTGTTGATGATCGGGGTAAATGCGATCGCCAGGTTCGCCTTCACATCGTTCAAGGACTTCTGGAACGCCTCGTTCTGGTTCATCACGTCCCCGATGCCGGACTTCAGCGCTTTCACCGCAGCCAGGATCCCGGCGAACAGGAATACACGTTTAAATGTCTGCTTAATCTTTTTGCCCAGATTGGCGATGGGCTTAAACAAGCCTTTGACGGACTTGCCCACACTGGAGAAACCGGAGCGCAGACCGCTCAGAGCCTTAGCGCCCACCTTTTTCACGTGGTTGAAAGCTCCCGACAAGGCGTTTTTAATGGATGCGCCTGCTTTTGCAGCCATGCTTTTGACGGATTTCGCCGGTTTATTCGCCTTTCCTTCCAGCTTCTCATACTGAGACTGCAACGAAATCAACCGGTTTTCCGCATTGCTCAACGATGCCGTCAGCTTATCGAAGTCTTTACTGCCCGGATCCGTGTTTTCCAAAGCATATGCGAGCTCCTGCCATCGCTTCTGGGTAACAGAGATCTTGTCCGTAAGGACGCTCATCTGCTGCTGGATCCGCTCTGCGGGGTCTTTGGAAATCTCGAAATTCCCCAGCTTTTCACGCATCTCATCAGTCAGCTCACTGACCTTGGCTTTTGTCTCATCAGCCATTTTTGCAACCGATGCCTTCGCCACTTCTTCCAGCTTATCATACTGAGACTGCAGGGAAAGCAGCTGCTTTTCCGTGCTGTTCAGCTTGCCGTCAAGATTATCGAATGCCTTACTTCCGGGATCCGCATTGTTCCACGCATACATGAGTTCCTGCCAGTGCTTTTGCGTAAGGGCAATCTTATTCCGGAGGTTATCCATCTGCTGCTCAATGCGCTCCGTAGGATCCGCTGAGATCTCAAAATTGCCCAGCTTCTCCCGCATCTCGTCACTGATCTCACCCGCCTTGGCTTTCAGCTTCTCGCCGTATTCCTCCATGAATGACATGGCCTCCGGGTCATAGCCAACGGACACTGTTGTCTTTTTGGAGGGCTTCACCTCCGGCATCTCGATCGGCTCTACCTTGGGGGCTGCCACCTTGGGCGCAAGCGCCTTGTCGATGAGGTTATCTATATAGTCCGTGGTCTGCTCTGTGGTCTTCTTCACCTCATCCATGGACTGCTGCATGGCAGCCTTTGCGCCGTCCGCCACGGACTGTACAGTGTCCTGCACACCCTTGCTGATCTGCTGCCGCATATCCTCCACAGGTTGCTTGATGCTTGCCTTGATGGCTTCCAGTTGCTTGCCGATGGTGTTCCGGATCACGAGATCCAGAGAGATCATACCCACAGATGCTCCGCCTGCTGCTTCGCTCACTTACTCACCTCCCGAACATGTTTCTGAATAATGACTCAAAGTATTCTGCGATCTTTTTCTGATCGGTTTCCTGCGCAATATCGCCGTACTGTTTCCGCAGCCGGAAGCTGTTCCACTCCCGGCGGATGCGCTTCTCATAATTCCCGAATCGCTTGATCATTTCCCGATCCTTCTCCTGCCGGATGGAAACCAGCTGCCCCAGCGGCGTATCGTGCATCAGACCGCCCACCAGCAGCAGCCACTCGCTGTAGTGCATCCCGTCCTGTTCTGTGGGCAGGATGCCGTATTGCTTGGCTACGGATTGGGTCACGGCATCCCGGTCATAGATCAGATCGTAGCATGGATCCTCAGCCCTTCCGAAAGGTTTCGGAGGGGGCTTCCTTTTCCTCCTCTCCGGTGGCTGCCTTGAGCACCAGCTGGCACAGCTCCCGGTATGCCGCAAAGGACAGATCCAGCTTCTCGATCTCCTTATACTTGTCGCCGAACGCCAGCTGAGAGATCTCGTCCAGCTTGGCAAACTCGTCCTTGCCGGGTGCGTCAGATTCAAAGATGGAAATCATCTTCTGCACGGTCTTCTTCCGGTCGTCTACGGCATAGACCTTCTCCCCTACCCGGATCTCCGGGCGGCCGGTCAACAGTTCATGATTCAGTGTGTACAGTTTAGCCATATGATTACCTCCTAAAAATAGCAGGCACCCGGTTCTGCCAGGTGCCTGTGTGTTCGTTTACGCCGTTGCTTCTGTGAATGTGGGCTTGCCGTCCGATGCGAAATCAAACGCCAGGGGCGCCACGTTGGTGGAATCGCCGCCACCCCAATCTGTGACGCTGACAACGCCCTTGATGGTGAGCTTTGCGCCGCTGGGGAACGTCCACACCAGTGTGGTGGTGGCATCCTTGCCGGTCTTGAGCGCCAGACCATCCACATAGTCGTTGCCGGCATCGCCTACATTGCGCTTGCCGGAAATGCTGATGGTGATGGATTTCCCGGTCATCAGTCGCCGGGTCCAGCCTTCCTGGTCAAAGGGCTTCCATTCCTCCACGTTGCCGTCAATGGACACGGAGAAGCTCTCCATATCGGCGATGGTGGTCAGATTGCTCTCTGTGGTGCCGTCGCCGCCGGTCTTGTCGATCTTGAACTGGTTCTCATATACGGGATAAACGCCAGTAGTTGTTGACATAATCATGCCTCCTCATAGATTACTTTGGTTTCGATTGCGTACTCTGCAATGCCCCGCTCGTCAAAGCCCACCGGAACGGGCTGGGAGGGCACCGCAAACCGGATCACTCCGGCATCTTCGGTTCTGTAGTTGCGGATGCGCTCGATCGCCGCCGCAGCGTGTTCTGCCTGTGCTTCCGCCTGTGACGGGTTGTCCGTCCAATGGATCAGCACCGTAAACCGTTTCTCGTGCATCCTGGTACAGGTTGCACCGCCGATGCATATGCGCCTTGCAGGCTGATTCCGGGCGTTGTATACGCCCACACAGCGATCCTGATTGGCATCGATGCGCCCGGCATACACAGCATCCAGGCTCAGCACGTCAGCAAGCACATCTGCCATGTTTAACGCTGTCATTACACACCTGCTTTCTTTTTGAATTCTGCCGTAAAGGCATTCTGCACAAAGTCCGATTTCTCACCGGAAATATAGGGATCGAGCCATGCGGCTCCAGCATTCGCATTGTGTCCGTGCTGGAAATTGTATTCCGGATGGTAATACAGCCGCCTTGCCTGTGGAGAACCAGTCACAAGCACAGCGCCCTCCTCAGTCTGATCCACGAAGGTCTGATTGTTCTGCATATCACCAGTGTCAAAGGGCATCGTCTGCGCACTCACAAGGTCTGTATGCAGCTGCTCCATCGTAGAAAGCGCCGACAGCCTTGCAGCCTCCTCCAGTGCCTTTATCGCCTGCATATCAAGCTTCACATCAATTCCCATCAGATCAGCTCCAATCTGGTGTAATTCACCGTGCCGTCCGGGTTCTTCGCCTTTTCGCTGCCGTAAATTCTGTACTCCCTGTCACTGATCTCCGCATAGCCATCGATCACCGGGGAATCCGGTGCGATATCTCCGCAGAAAAGTGCCTCGCCGCTCAGGGTAATCAACTGCTTGTCGGCGCTCAACTTCTGCTTTGACTTCTCCGAGTGAAAGCACTTGCCCTCAAATATGACCGTCTTTTTCTTGGATCCGTCCCGGTTCAGCCCATCGGTGCGATACACCATGCAGGGGGTTACGCACACGCTTGGGGGCACCAGCTGTGGGTACTTCATCCGCTCAACCCCCTATAGCACAAGCCCGTCTGCATCAGGCAGGAGTAGACCTGTGCGGATGTGGTCACGCCGCCCACCGTCACGGTCTTGGAACGGTCAAAGGACATGGACACACCGCTGATGCTGTAGGCGCTCAGAGGACTGTCCAGCAGCTCCTGATTGTCAGCCACAAAGGACAGGTGCAGCGCTACAGAGCGCCGCACACGGTCTTTCTGGAAGCCTGTAAGGGCGTCAAACCCCTGCGCCGTGATCCGGTTGAAGGTCAGCATATCAATGTCAGCCTCCGCCCGGCCTTCCAGTGCCGGGAACTGTTCCGCCGTCACGGTACTGTCCGGGCATATCGCCTGGAATTCAGAAAAGGTGAGGTACATTAAGCCTCACCCTTTTTCTTCTTTTTCAGCTCCGCCTTGAGCTGTTCAATTTCCGCCTCTGCCGCCTCAAATCGGCTGTAGGGCACAGTAGCCAGAGGGGAGTGCTCTACCACTGCCCCCGCATCATCGATGATGTCATATCCCTGCGCCAGGTAGCCTGCCTTCTCGGCTTCACTGATGGTGTACTGCTTGTTTGCCTTGACTGCCTTCATGCTTCTCCCTCCTTAGTAGGTCACCACAATTGCCTTGCCGCTGCCCGGTGCTGTGGCGAAGGTGATCACGCCGGTTGCCTTTGCGTAGGTATATGCAGTGGTCTCAGCGCCGTCCACAGTGACGCTGATCAGCTTCTCGGGCTTGTCAGTGACCGTAAAGGTCGTAGCACTGCCTGTGCCGCTGAAGGTCTGGGTCAGTGTGCCCACACTGATGATACAGCCGTCAATGAACTTGTGGTCAATGGCAAAGGTGCCGTTGTACTTCCGGTTCTGATACAGGTAATTGTCGGATGTGCGGCTGTCAGAGCCAGGAGCGAACATGTGAATGTAGGAGTACTTGTCCCGGGACACCTGGCATTCCGGATCGATCAGGATGTAGTTGATCTGCTTGGCACCTGTCCCGGGCTTGCAGCCGTCTGTGAAGTCATACACGGTCTTGAAGCGTGCAGAGGGTACCACCACAATGTTGCCGATATCATCAACGGAATGCACCCGTCTGTCGATGCCGCCGCCGTTCTTCACGTCCAGCGTGCGCTGGATGCCCTCTGCGTTCTTCAGCAGCTTCTTGTAGGTGGTGGTGCAGAACAGGATCAGCCGATCCAGCGGCACGCCCTTGTCCTCCAGCTTCTCCAGGTTCTCGTCAAAATCCGCCAGGATATTTGCCGCCGTCAGCTCTCTTGTCTTGACCTCAGAACCCACACGGGCTGCCTCTGCATACAGCTTGGAGAACGTATAAGAATCACGCTCCGGGATTGCCTGTGTGCGCTCAAAGCGGTTCTGGATGTTTGCCAGGGATACCACCATATCCGTTTCATCAAAGTCCATGGGATCTACCACGAACTCGATAGATCGGTCATGATCCAGGGTCTTGGTCTCGTAATCGTTAGAATAGCTGCCCTGGGAGAAACCAAGGGATGCACGGGTGTGGTCCTTATAGCCGGACACGGACAGAGTGGGGATCTTGATGGTCTTGCCTCCGGTGATCTGGATGTCACTGTTGGAGTGGTACAGGGAATCACAGGTGGATTCCTGACCGTACAGCTCACGGAGCTGATTGGAGTAGATTTCTGCGTAATTGATTGTGTTTGGCATGGTTTACACCGTTCCTTTCTTACTTCTTTTTCTTGATGCCGAATGCGCTGGACAGGCGGCTTGTGTCGGGCTTGTCGGAGCTCTCCGAAGATCCGGCACCGATCTTGAAGCCGCCGGACTTCTTACCGCCATCGCCGCCCTTCATGTTGGGGTACTTCTTGACCACTGCGGTCAGTGCAGCATCAACGCTGTCGCTCTTGCCGGTTGACACCAGCATCTCAGCCACAGCCACTGCATCCTCCACGCAGTCAGCCTGAATCCCCAGTTTCATGGCAGCGATCTGGGTTTTCAGCTGCAGGATCTCCTTGTCCTTTGGATCCTCCGAAGACACCTCCGGCGCAGGCTCCTCCTCCGGAACATCCGGTTCCTCCTTCGCGGGCTCCTCTTTCGGGAGCTCCTCCGCAGGCGCAGGCTCCTGTTCCGGCTTTTCCTCCGGGGGTTTCTCATCCGCCTTGGGCGGTTCGGGCTTCTCCTCCGGTGCAGCAGGCGCCTTCTGCTCCTCCTCGTCCGGCGTTTTCTTCTTTTCGTCCATGTTTTTACCTCGCTTTCCTTAAAAATGGGTATGAAAAAAGCACCCGAAGGTGCTTGATTCCGATATTGATTCTGGGCTGTTTCTGGTGTATAATGTACCTGGAGGTGATACTGTGATTTACCAAAGCCGATACATTTTAAAGCAGTGCCGAAAGTTCCGAAACCTCGAATTCAACTGCAACAGCCATCTGCACTGCTTGTACGATGTCCATGCGACAAGCAGCACAGTACCGATTGAAAAATACGAGGACGAAGCAGAGCAGCTGCTTGCACACCTTGTGGACATAGGCTGTCTTGTGCGCACACAGTTCGGCTACCGGATGACCACAGCAGGCATGCACAGTCTGCAACTCAGTGCCGTCAGGATCGGCAATTTCCTGTTGAAAAGCGTCCTTGTCCCGGTCGTTCTGTCTATTCTGACATCGCTCATCACCTTGTATATAACAGGGCTGTAACCAGGGACGCCATCACGCTCACAAACACTGTCCAGATCCACTGTGCGATCTGGCGGTTTTGTTTTTCGATCCGTTCGTCAAAATCCTTTTCAAACTTGTTCATATTGTGCCTCCTTTGGGCATAAGAAAACCGCTCACTGCTGTGGGCGGTTTGATTTTTGTTCCAATTCCTTAATTAACTCTGCAAGACGTCTTGACGCCTCTTCGTTAGTACCGTCAAGTATTACATCCCATTTATCCATTCTACAATACCTCCACTCTTCTGACTGTTTAAAAACTTATTGATTTCTTTACGATACAAGCTGTTTCTGTATTCACCAGGCTTTGTCGCTTTTTGTATGTTGTTATCCATTCTTTGAAGTTTTCGCATAGTTTCAAGCTTATCATATGACTTAAGCTTTGTAAGAACTTCAACTTTCCCGTTATTCTTAGCAATTGTAATTGTTTTTAGGTTATCGTTCGCAAAAAATTCAACAACATCATTGAAGGAATAGCTGTTATTCCTTGGATGATTATGGAGTAAAACCATATCTTCGCTTGTAAACACTGCGCCGAATTGTATTCTATCATCAGAACCTAAGAATATCTTACGATCGCCTATACAACTATTGAGTACAAACGCAACTTCTTTACTATCGTTATTGTCACGGGAGTACTTCAAAAGTTCCTTATGGTGTTGCTGAATAAGTTCACATTGCTCATCGGTATATCCGTCAATTTTGATTTTCGGAACACTTTCAATAGCCTTGTCAGTAATTTCTGTGATAGGCTTTTTACTCTGCTCATTAATTATTATACCACTTCCGCCGGATTTGTCAACACCACTCCCATAATACTTCTCCCTCTCGTAATCCCGTTTCAGCACGTCCCTATGCTCGTCCACAAACGCTTTTAATTCCTGCTGAGCCGCCCTGGCTTTCCTGCCGTATTCCTTGACCGCCTGTGGAGCCTGCGTGCCGGCTTCCAGGCGCTTCAGCTTGCGGATCTTCCGCTCCATTGCGCTCTGCCTTGCTTCCAGTTCACGCTGTTTCCGGATCTGCTCCGCCGGGATCGGAGGCGGTATCTTGGTGACCCCGTCTATGTACAGGCTCATGGTGTGCCGGCAGTTGGGATGGAACAGTCCGCCACGAATGGCGGAGGACAGCAGCGGAAACCACTTGCCACAGTACCTGGACTTACCGGAATCACCATTGATCTCGCCGTTCCATATCGTGAACACATCATCAATGTACGCCCTGCCCTGCCAGGGCTCGCAGGTCTCGGAGCAGCCCCCGTACTGGGAAATCAGAACCGTATCATACCCCAGCTCGGCAAAGCGCTTGGATTTTCCTTGCAGCTGTGCCCGGGTGGAGGTGGTACGGAGCACCATGCGCACATAATCCGCAATATCCACATGTCTGCCGTCCCGGTATACGATGGAGTTCAGCCCCTTTTCAAGGAACTCACGCACCGCCATGTCAATGGCTTTCGTCAGAGTGGTTTCTCCTGCCGCCATTGCCAGCTGTGCCCGGTTCACCGTCCGGCGATACACATCATCCATCGTGCGGAGTGCGGCGGTCTCTGCTGTCTGCTCAACCTGCACCACGTCCTGCATGAGCCGCTCCATTTTTGGGGTGTTCACCCCGAAAAAATGCACATCCGGCACCGATGCAGCAGGCTCTGCGCCAGTCACTGCCTCCGCTTCCTGTTCGCCCTCCCGGAATTGCTCCGTCATCAGCTGCCGGGTGTCAGCATCGATCTTGTCGCTGTACTCCTGCATGATCTGCCGATTCTCCCGGCGGAATTTCTGAAGGTTTTGCAGCTTGATTGCCTGCCAGGCTGTCCACTGCCTGTCCTCCAGGATCTCCTCCGCCTTGTGCCGCATCAGATTGCGCTTGAGGGATGCAATCAGCCGCAGCTCGATCTCCTCAAAGATTTTGGCGATGTCCTTAAAGTTAAGCAAATTCGTCACCTACCGCAGATGTTGAGCCATCAGCAAGCCCCTTTTCCTGCATAATACGCTGCACCTCCGACGCCTTCCAGGCTTCGTCCTTAGAACTGCCCCACAGCTCCTCCACCTGGGTTTCAACGGACATAATGCCGTAGGTACTTGCCTTGCCAACCGTTTCAACACGGCTGTCAAAGTCGGGCGCACCGTATTCGCCGAAGGTGACCGCAACCTGGTAGGTTCTCGGGGGCTTCTCCTGCATGTTGTCATAGGTCATGAGTACGGCGGCAACCAGTTCCGGCAGAGCCTTTTCAAGAGCCGCTGTGATGGTGTTCCGGGTGTTGCCGGTGACATCCTTCTTCTCCCGCTGCGCATCTGCAGACTGCATCTTGCCCACGTCTATGCCCAACGTGGCAGGGGATACAAGCCCTTGCAGGCACATCAGCAGACAGTTTGTATAGGACGATACAAACGCATCGTACTTGATATCCGGCTGCACCACCTGGATCTGCGAGGACCGCTCATCGCCCAGGGAGGGGGCAAGCTCGATGAACTCACAGCCAAAGCTGTTGACCCGTTGCAGGGAACCATCATCCGGGCTCCGTGGAATCTTGTCACTGGGAATGTACTTGGTGACACGCCCTGCCCGGATCGCATCCCACCACTGGGAAATCACCTCGTCCAGCGCATCAAAGCAATCGGACTTGCCTCCGTCAAAAATGCTCTTGCCCCTGTTTGGATATTTCTTGGAATCGTAGAACCGGAGGGGCACAGCCATGATGTAGCCGCCGGAGAATTCCACACGGGGCGGAATACCTGCCAGTGCCGGAACACATGCAAGCTCCACCTGGTGACCGCTGTTGTCCATCAGAATGTTGTCTACATAGCCGATGCCGTAGTGCTCCTCCAGGTGGTAGGTTCGGTTTTTCGCCTCGTGTACGGAATGGAACACCACCTCCCGGAGAATTCCTCGTGCGTAGTCATAGGACACACGATCAGCGCCCCAGAATTCCACCACAGGCGTGGGAGAGAGGACAGGGTCTACCGAGACCTTGAACGCACCGTCTCCCGTTATCAAAGCTTCCACTATCGCAGAACCAACCAGCTGTGTGAAGTCCATGTGCTCCTGGATCTCCTCCAGCGCTTCTGTCTCTGCGGTGCCCTCCACCTGGATGTCATCCATATCCGAGTAGACGATATACGCCAATGTGTCTGCAATGATCGCAGGCAGCCCGCTGTGGATCTTCCGGATGCCGCTCTTGCCGGGCACGCTTGCCCAGAAGCCGCCGCTTCCGTCACCTATCTGGTGGAAAAACTGCCTGAGCTCTGCCGCATCCCCTCTGTACCACAGCTGTGACCGCAGCACCTCGATCTCTCTCGGCAGCTTCTCCTGCAGCACAACGGACTGTCCTACGGCAGGAACAATATTCAGCCAGTTTTGCAGCATGGCTTTCACCCTTTCTCCTAGTTTCATTTCATCCTCCTAGCTTGTACATGGTCTCAGCAACGCCGGTAGTGGCATCCGGCGCATCGTCATGGGCATTCTTGCCCTCTCGCTGATACTTCATCATGGCGGTATAATACTCCGGGAACCGATCCCGCCAGTTCACCGGGAAGTAAATGTGGTGCTGCACCCATGCGGAATTGGATACGATCCGTGCCTTTTTGTTTTTGGACTGGTGAAACCACTGAAAAATGGTGGCATAATTGCCAAGCTGCTCAGCGGATATGCGCCGCACGTTCCGGGCAAATCCCGAACCGCCGTTGTTGGATTCAATCAGCGCAGTATTTACGCCAAATGCCTGGTGCCGTCTGGCTGTTTCCTGCTCGGTGATCTCCATGCTGGCTTTTGTGAAGTACACATCCAGCACATACGCCTCCCGCATATACACGCCCCAGATTATGCTGCACAGGAAATCATCCCCCTCATCCGCAGTGTCTGTGTAGCTGTATATGCCTTCAAGCAGGCTGTTGCCGCTGCTGTCCTTCGGTAGCTCTGTATAGGTCTTAAAGGAATCATACAGCCTGCCTTTCAGGTCAATGGGCTCCTGCTGATAGTTAGCGCTTGCGATATCAACGCCCATGGCCTGGATCTTAGCCTGAAAAGACTGATAGGACAGGATCTCCGGGCACAGCATGATGTGCTTCTCCTTGTCCACAAGGGCTTGCATGGTGATATGCCGCACCTTTATGCCTTGCTGCTTATAGTGCTCCAGCGCACGTCCTGCCAGGTCATCAGATGCCCAGCGTGTCATGATGATGATAATTTTGCCGCCCTCCTCAAGTCGTGACAGCATGGTATTGGTGAACCATTCCCAGTGTTTTTCTTTCACGCTCTCATTGTTTGCCTCCTCTGCATTCTTGATCAGGTCGTCAATGATCATCAGGGAACAGCCGAAGCCTGTCGCCGTACCTGTTGGAGACGTGGCAAGGTAGTTGTTGTATCCACCCTCCAGGCTCCACAGATTCATAGCACCGTCCCCTCGTTTGATCTTCGTATCCGGGAAAACGTCAGAGTACACCGGCACATTGAGATCTGCTTTTTCTGCGGATATACTGTTTCTGACGTTCTTTGAAAACATGGTGGAAAGCGTTTCATTGTATGACCCAGTCATGATCTTCTGGCTTCTGTCACGTCCCAGTACCCACTCCACAAAGCAGCCGGCTGTTCTGGACTTCCCGTGGCGGGGCGGCAGGTTCACGATCATAACCGGCTCATCTGATTCCATGAACGCCTGAAACGCTCCGCAAAGCTGCACAAGAAACGCCCTGTCCGATTTGTAAAAATCAGGTGCTTTCAACTGACAATAAAAAAAGAACTCACGCTTAGCGAGTTCTATCCTTGCGCCCAGCCGGGCAAGCTCTCTGCTATCCATCGGTGATCAGCTTCTTCAAATCGTCCGTTGAAAGCTTTGAGAACGGATTATTTACCTCCGTCTGAATGCTCCCCTGCACTTTGGTGACATACTCCCCTGTCATTTTGTTGAGTGTGTCAATGGCACGGATCCGATCCGCCGGCGCATTCTCATCATCCTTCGCCATATCGGAGAGCAGCGCCTGCCGCTCCTTTGCGGTCATGATGCGCTCGTCCTGTGCTTTCTCTGACAGTTCACGGATATACTCCGCAACTCCAACATCCTCCAACATTTCATATGCTCTTGCATTTGCATATTTCTCACTGTATCCTGCCTTAATAGCGCTCTGAACGATGTTACCGCACTGAGCGTAGTATTCAGCAAATTTCTTCTGTCTGGCTGTCACGGTAACACCGTCCTTTCTGTCTTTGCATATAAAAAACCGTCCTCTTTACAGAGAGCGGTTTTCTTCTTCATCATCATCAAGTCGCAGCATTTGAATACTTTGAAAAAAAGACATTGTCGCTGACATAGCCATATAAATAAACGATTGTGAAAGCAAGATTATGCAGGCATATTTATAAATCGCACAATTAGAGATAGCGTCTTTTGTCATGAGTACTATAATGGACAAGATAATTGAAACAAAGCTGGATACTAATGATGAAATGGTATATCCGTATACTTGTGACAATATATCCGGTCTATGCGATCGAATATGCTTGTACACTTTCCCTTCTCGAATAGACATTAGAATAGTCAAAACAAGCGTAATAACCGCCATTGCGATTGAAGAAACCGTAATTATGTGAGGGATAACTTCCATACCAGACGAAAGCACCTTATTGTAATACAAAACTGCAACAATGGCAGAACAAAATATACTGACTATTAGAAAAATGAAAATATACGCCTTGTTTTTTATTACATTTTTCAATAGTTTCCGCTCCTTTGTCCTTTCTCCAGTTTTTCTTGAAGTGCTTTAAGTTGAACAATCATTTTTCTATAAATTTCTTTTACTTCTATGTGTTCTCTTGGGTTTACTTGAAACGGAATAATGGCCTCCATGTGTGGAGAAGCCCATATGAGTATTTCACGCATATCCTCACGATTTTGATACTGCATTGATACGGATATTTTGTCCTTTTCTTGACCATCCACACTTGCGTATACATCATATAAGTCCCCACAAAAATTTTGGTCAATTGTAGCATACTCGATTTTTCTTTTTTCTCTCGTCGGTTGGCCACTAATTGTCAATGAAAATTTCCACCCTTTTATCCCAGAAATTTTTTGCGCTACATCAAAGACCGGAAGGTTCAACCCATTGCTAGCTTTTCTCAAATTTTCAATGGAGGACATATCACCTTTAATCGTTATTTCTTCAATGCATTTGTTGTCTTTGATGTCGTTTAATCGCTCATTATCCATTATTGGATCTAGTCGAACTTTTGCTGGGAAGCGATAACGCATACTTAGATTCGGCGCATAAGTTCGATATTTATTTTCCATACACTTCGAAAGAAATTCCGCAATTTGCTTGGTTGAAACGGAGTACCTATTACGTTGAATCATAAAGCAGTTGGCTTTTTTCAGATAAATTATACTCGCAAACTCGCTGATATATTCATCATCGTCTAACGGAATATCAACTCTGTCCTTGTCAACCTTCTTTTTAGACACAGCATCGTCGCGATCATGAGCCATTTGAAAAAATATATGTACTGATTCATCAACTGGTTCGCCCCAAATGAAAGTGGATTTGTCTAATTCAACCAACTTATTTTGAATAAAATACGTAGAAGAAATGCTACCCGATTTAATTGCCTGAAGCACACCCTCCACAACAGATGGGATTGATTTAAGGTCATTAGACAAATGAGTAAGCATTGCTATTTCATCTTTATTTTTCTCAAAATGTTTTTTTAGCTTATCTGTCCTTTTGCTCAACTGAACGATATCGCAACATACAATGGCCCTAAAGAAACCAAAATAAAAATTCTTCGTCTTGTATTCGGTCATTTTAAAAATACCCCCACGTTTTTTTACATTTTACCACAAATATCGTTTACATTCAATACAAGATAATTTTTTTGGAAATAGGCACAGTTGGGGGACATTGGAATTGTGCATTTTCACAAATTTTATTTCTCACGCCCAGCGGGCGAACGGAGGAAAGAAACGCCGGGCTGGTGGGGGCACCCGGCGGAAAAAGCGTCCTGTCGGCTCCTCCGTTGCTTTTTCATGATATTATTATACCACTTGATTTTTTCCCGCGCGCACAAACATTACAGGATATTCAGATTTTTTGCGATCGAATGCAGGAACTTAATTCTCCAATTGGAATACGTGTTTCTGTGCGCTGTGTACGGATACGGCTCTCCATAGCAAATGTTTCTTAAAACGCCTTTTCTGTACTCCGGCGGAATGCTATTAAGTGCTTTTTCTACTGCCATGCATTCGCTGTCAAGCATTGCAAGTTTAATACCCTTTGCTTCTGTCGGGTTGCTCAATCCTGAATGAGGCTGCCCATCATGTACCGGGGACTTGTGGATGATATCTTCTCTTTCTGACCTGATACGTTCATAATCTCTGACAAGGTACAGCATTCTCATGTAAAGATTATGTGGCAGCTTATACGGGTTATTTTTCTTGAGCTGGTAGTTTCTCACTCACTCGTCCCCCTTACCGCATGAGATCACCGCCATAAGCAGCACACCAAGAATGCCTCCGAGAACAATTCCTACGAAAAACATACGATACCCTCCTATTTCAATTTTAAGACGCCTGTACGGCGTTTTATTTTTACCTATGAAATTATACTATGAAGCACCTAAACGCCGCACAAAACGCCGCACAGACGTTTTCAGAGGCATCCTAAGAAAGATTGTCATACTTAACCGCCATTTCTGCAGCGATCCTGTCCAGCTGTCTCTTGAGTTTCCGGTCGATGACGCTATCCACAGACTGGGCACCGATGTACTGCCGCATCTGTTCAGCCATGATCAGAACGTCGGCGACCTCCTCCTTGAGGTTCTCGAATGCTCCCTTCTTGCCCCGTTTGCACTTGCAAACCGCCTGGATAAATTCGGCGCATTCCTCCACAGCAACATCACGCTGCTGGTCGTAGGTGTAGTGTCTTACGATCTGCCCGATGGCAGCCTCCTGCTTGTCAGTCATACAGAACCCTCCTTCTCGCACCGGGGGCACACCTGCCGCCCCTCTGGGATGATCTCGCCGCAGCATACACAGGTGTTGTCAACTGCGTTTGTGTTCATAGCTTCTCCCACCCTTCCGCCTTGTAGGCTGACTCTGAAAAATCAATGCCGTACCGGTCTTTCAAGAACTTTGTGCAGTCGTCTGCATCGTACTTTCTGCCGAAGATCCCGGTTTTCATCATGACAAACTCGGATTCGATGTGTTCCTTCAGCTGGCTCAACCGCCTGCCGCCGAACCCGAAGTACCGGTGCAGGACAACGAATGCCACTGCAAGGGTCTGGTAAGCAGCCTGTTTGGCGATCTGCTCGTAGTTCTCCCGAAGGTACGCATCGGTTTCTCGCTTGCAGATCTCTCTGACCTCCCGGTCGGACTTCATCAGTCGCTTTAAACTCCGCATGATTGTGCCTCCTTCAGTTTTCTGCATTGCCTTGCGTAAAAGCTGCTGTCGCCGATCAGCAAGGCGATCACCATGCAGGCCTTGTCCGCAATCTCATCCACAGAGTTGGATTTCTCAATCTCACTTGTCAGCGTTCCGGCTCTCCGGATCGCATCCTGATACGCCGCATACATCTCCCTGATCCGCCGGGATTCCTGCACGCTGGCATGGTAATCTTTCAGCAGCTTGTCCTTGTGCCTGACGGCTTCTTCCTTCGGAAGCCCCTCAAACCGGTATGCCCGGTACACAGCGGCAAGCTCCGAGAAGTACTTGTACGCCGCCGGCGGCATTCTGGAAACATCAACCGTACCGTGAAACGCCTGCCGCTCCAGCCGAGCAAAGGTATCCGGGTCACTCAGATTCATTTTCATATGGTTTCCTCCATGGAAATGACAGAGGGTTCAGAGGGTTAAGAGGGTTAAGAGGGTTTTCTATATACTATA